CTGGTGCGATTCACCGATGGCAAGATGGCATGGGTAATCATGGACAACGTGGGGGTGTTTTACGAGACCTCACGGCTTGAGGATTTGTTCGCACACATGGATATGTTGCACCTTGCAGGGGGTATTTCATGATTATACCCCAGAAGGCTGAATTGGAGATTTTCGACCCCGTTCAAGCCATGAAGAAGTTGGAGAAAATAGGTCGTGTGTGTTACCGCTCTGAGGACAAGATTACCGAGGAATCATACAAGGGTTTCTTGCGTGGTCTTATTTCCAGAGGCCATGAATCGGTCTTGGAGCACGTATCAGTGACCGCATACCTCACGGTAAACAGGGCGATTGCACAGGAGATAACACGGCACCGCATTGGTTCCTATACGCACGAGAGTACGAGATATGTCAAATACGATGATGTGGAATTGATACCATCATTTGACAGGCCGGACATGGCTGATTGGCTGGATTCAATCTACAACGGTCTCTTGGAGCAGGGTGTTCCCAAGGAACTCGCACGTGATGCACTCCCGTTGTGTACTGCAAGCAGGCTGGTGGTGACATATAATCTGAGGCAGTGGAGGCATTTCTTCCGTCTCCGCTACGCAGGGAGCACAGGCAGACCACATCCACAGATACAGGAGTTGGCAGGGATGCTCTTCGAGCAGTTTTATGAGCAGATGCCCATACTCTTCGAGGACATCAAGAAAGAGGTTGACAGCAAGAACAGTGTATGATAAAGTGTACACATAGAGGAGAAAAACATGAAAAAAGAAAAAATTTCATTGGAACAGGACGGTATCATATTCGATGTGGTGTTCAGTTGGGACAATGACGACAGGAACGAGCGTGGCGAGACCACCATCCACACCATCAAGATTGGGGATACGCCCAATTTGTACGATGTGTTGCACGAGGATGTTATTTATGGTCTGTACGACCAACTGGAGGCAATGTGAAATTCGCAGTGATTTTCATCTTGTTCAGTGTGGGATACGCATTCACCGCAGTTGGTTTTCCAGCAGGGCTGAACATCCCACTCACGGTCTTGGTCATCATGGCGATGGCTGTAGGAGATAAACAATGAAAGCAGTAAGGTGCAGAAGATGTGGACACAAGCCAATCACCATATCAGATGGTGGGAAAGAAGGAAAGAGACAGTACGCAACCATGTGTCCTTTCGAGTATCGGCCAATCCGTTGGTTTTCGTCCTTGCAGGACTCTATCGAGGATTGGAACAGCAAGCAATAAGGAAAAAGAAATGAGAGAGATATTGTTTAGGGGGAAACTTGCTTATAATGGAGTTTGGGTTTATGGTGGGTTTTATAAAGAACCTGTAGACGATATTAAGGATGGCAAAACATATATCATCACCGGTTCTTTAAGTTTTGCTGGTAACGCAAATCAAGTTATACCCGAGACTATCGGTCAATACACCGGACTCAAAGACAAGAACGGCAAGAAGATTTTTGAGGGGGATATAGTAAAATGCCACGCTATAAAAACAGATGAAACAGTTATTGTCGAAGATATTAGAAACATACCTACACCATTATTTTGGGTAAATGTATATAAGAATAATGCAAACATGAAAATCATCGGCAATATTCACGACAACCCAGAGCTTTTGGAGGAAAAAACATGTTAATAGGAATCACAGGTAAGAAGAGAAGCGGTAAGGACACGGCAGGATTCTATCTCCGTGACACATATGGGTTCACCAAGGCAAGACCCCTTGCAATCTTCAAGGACTCGTTCAAGGAGTGGTTCGGATGGGACGAGCGTCATATGGAGGGTGAACTCAAGGAAGTGGTAGACCCTCTCTTTGGTTTCTCCCCGAGGCAACTCATGCAGGTGTTCGGTACAGAACTGATGAAATATGATTTGGGGAATCATATCCCCAGCTTTGAACATGTGTGTGGTGAGGATATCTGGATACGTTCGTTCGTGCGGTGGTATGACCAGCAACCAAGGGGTAATTATGTGCTTACCGACCTTCGTTTCGTCAATGAGTCACAGCGTATTCCCTTCGACCTCATCATCCGTCTCAAGTCTGATAGAAGCCCCGAGGACACCCATGCGAGTGAGCAGGAGATTGACAGGATTTCCGCTGATTATGAGATAGTCAATAATGGCTATGGAACACAGGACGAGCTTTTCAAGGAGCTTGACCGCATTGTAGAGGAGGTTGGGATATGGTGATTGCGATTGTAGCAGGGATTGTGGTGGCGTTGCTGATGCTCGCTGTACAGTTCGTTGCTTTCGTGTGGTTCGAGCATTGGGTCAGCACCTTGTCACCGAGTGAACAAAAGAAGGCTTGGGAGGATTACTATTGGCTGACTACAGCGGAATCACCCGAGGAACAGGCGATGATTATGAGATGGAGGAGAGAACAGAAATGAAACTGAGAGTATGGATTGATGAAATGAAGGAGCACTTGGTGGTTCGTTCTTGGCACTTGGGTACCAACAATGTTATTGTGTCAACATTCGGACGAGGTGGTGGTAATGTGTCCATTGAGTTGGGTGAGAAGCATATCCTTGAACGCTCCAGCGGTCTTTTTGACTCACAAGGCAATGAAATGTATGAGGGTGACATTTATTACGCCAACGGAATCAAGACGGATTTGTACGAGGTTCGTTTTGTCAACGGCGCATTCTGTGGTGGCCCATTGATGAGTGGAAGCGAGTACATGTTCTCACCGCTTGGGCATGAGGTCGAGGAGGACACTGAGGACACCGCACCAAGAGACAGCGTAATCTGTGACTGGTGCACAGTGTGTGGACATATCCACGAGGAGAGAGCATGAAAGTATATCTGAGTGGTTCCATAACCAAGGAACCGGATTATCTGGTGGCATTCGAGTTATGGGAGAAGTATCTCAAGCAATGCGGATACGAGGTAGTCAACCCCACTTCCTTTCCCGAGGAAGAGCGGTATGAGGACTACATGAAACGTGATATTCGTCTCTTATTGACTTGTGATGCTATTTTCTATGTGAACGACACAACGACCAGTAAGGGTGCGTTCATCGAGACGATGGTGTGCAAGGCGTGTGGTATTCGAGAACTGAAACAAAGTGAGGTAGGTATATGTGGTTATTCCATTGGGCTATGATTTGGACGTTGGTATTGTTCGTGCTTGACGCTGTCGAGGTGTTATCACTAAGTGGTTTTCAGATTTGTCTGCCATTGGTCGTTCTGACAGGCATCGGCCTTGTAGGTTCCATAGTGGCAGTATTGCAGAAGGAGAAGAAATGAAGAAGCAGGGAGTGCATAGATTGGGAAAATTCACCTTCAAGGGAGGTTCCGAGCGTCAGTATATCAAGAACATCGACCCCTACGAGATACAGCGTGCCTGCATGGAAAAACGTGTTGCATTACAACAGATGACAGGGGACGTCAGTGTAATCCGTGAGTGCGAAGGACACAGGATTAAGTTCACACAGAAGCAGATTCGCTCTTTCAGACTCTATACTGAGTTAGTCGATTAGCACGTCACCACAGTATAGCTCAATGTCGACACGCAGGTCATCCCCCACGATGGGTAGGATGTCTTCCCCCTTGTGGATGATGGCCTCGATTTCGATTTCGCCATTCCTAATGGTATTGGCGACAATGGTGAGTTCTATACCAGTTTCACCGTGTTCGTAATGAATTATCTTGTTCATGGTGTTATTCTAACAGTTTTTCATACAGTTGTCAAGAATAAAAATGTTCTTGATTAATCCAAGGGAATCGGGTATAATAAGGTTCCAATCTCACTCGTAGAGGTGGGATATATTTCTGAAATGGAAGGTTTATGATGCGAAAAGCGAACAGATGTGTATGTGGTCATTGGCCCGAGGTTGTACTCGATGATGATGGTTATCAAGTGGAGTGCCCCAAGTGTGGCAAGACAAGTGGGCATTACCCCCGTGAAAGGTATGCGATTATTGAGTGGAACAGGCCGAAGGACATAGCCGACATGCTCGGGGCAGAGGGGGAGAATCGTGTCGTCATTGCTTGACATCGCAAACAAATACGCCAAGAAACACCTCAAGGTAATCCCTGTTGCAAAGGCAGGGAAGAACCCCATCATCCCCGATTGGGTGAACAATGCCTCAGACAATCCGAGTGTGTTGGAGGGTTGGTTCGAGGGCAAGGACTTGAACATCGGCATAGTCACGGGCAAGACCTCGGGAATCCTCGTCATTGACATCGACACCAAGAACGGTGACGGTCGTGAGAGCATAGCTGATTTCGAGTCCAAGACAGGTGCATATCTTCCAGAGACCGTGACCGCAAGGACACAGAACGGAGGCTTGCACCTCTTCTTCAAGTATCCTACTGGTATTGAGAACATCAAGGGCAAGATAGGCATCCTCGATAATGTGGACATCCGTGCTGATGGAAACCAAGTGGTTGTGTATCCTAGTGTAGGAACAAAAGGCTCTTACACGTGGATTCGCTCACCATGGGAAGCCAAGGTTGCGACACTTCCGAAGATTTGGAAGCAGTTCATCTGTGGCGAGGTGGATGACACCACCATCGGCAAGATTCGCATTCCCCCCAAGGCTTTCAAGCTCCCTGCCACCATCCCCTCCGGTATGCGACATGCGACATTGCTGTCCTATGCGTGTTCATTGGCTACGAAGAAGGGCATCGGTGAGACCGAGCTTGCAGGGTCGGTGAGGGAGACCAACAAGCGGTTGTGCCAGCCACCCATCACCAACGAGGACGAACTCAAGCACATCATTGATTGGGCGGTGGACAAGATTGGCAAGAACAAGGTCACGGTTGACGAGGGAGACCCCGAGTGGCTCACCATCACGGAGAAAGGCCCAGCAATCGATGATGGTCTCTTTGTGGAGTGGTACAAGGGCAAGCATGAACTTTACTGCATCAACAGCGTGTTCTACGATGAGCAGGGGCACGTGCCCGATGACAGCATCAAGAGCGACATACAGAACCTTGTGAAACCCTATGTGCCCTCGTCCCTGTCAAGGAAGGTGAACGCATTGTTCGATTCACTCAAGAACGAGTGTTTCTTCCAGCCACCACCGCTCCAGCACGACATCGTGAACCTGCACAACAAGGCTCTCAAGGTGGACGAGACAGGGATTTACGAGGTCAGCATGGGATTCACCCTCAACAGGCTGAGTGTGGATTACAATCCCAACGCTGAGTGTCCTCGATGGGACAGTTTTCTTCATCAGTTGTTGCATGATGAGGACATTCTCACCTTGCAGGAGTACATCGGTTACTGTCTTGTACCGACCACGGTGGCACAGAAATCCCTTATCATCATCGGCAAGGGTCGTGAGGGCAAGTCAGTCATCGGGGAGGTCATGCACGCTCTCTTCCACACCTCTATGGTGCAGGGGGAGCTTCATAAGTTGCAGGAGAACCGCTTCATGCTTGCACAGCTTGAAAACAAGCTCGTGTTCTACGATGATGACCTCCAGAGTGGTGCGTTGACTGACACAGGTACATTCAAGAAGCTCGTGACGGCGAACATCCCTGTCCTCGTGGAGCGCAAGGGTCAGCAACACTATGAAATCCAGCCGTATGCACGTATCCTAGCGAGTGGCAACAAGTCCTTGGAAGCGTGTTATGACCATACTGATGGGTTCTACCGGAGACTCTTGTTGCTCAAGTGCAAGGAGCGTGACAAGAACCGCAAGGATGACAAGCTGTTCGGTAAGAAGATTACCGACAACGAGCTTGAGGGTGTCCTTAATTGGGCCTTGAAGGGTCTCCAGCGTCTGATGATTCAAGGATGGGAGTTTACTACAAGTGAACGCACCGAGTTGGCTCTCAAGGAAGCACAGGAGGACGGCAACAGTCTGATTCCTTTCATACAGGATACGGATAATGTCGTGTTTGACGAGGACGAGGAGGTCGCCAGCGGTGATTTCTACGAGGCATACACTAGATGGTGTGAATTGAATGCACTCAAGCCGTTGGCAATGAGGACGGTATCGAATTACCTCAAGGAGAATGCGGAGGAATTGCGTATACAGTATTCCAATCGTGTCAAGGGCAAGAGGGGATACAAGGGAATGGGACTGATGAACAAGGTTGAGAAAGCAGGACGATTCACGATAGTGAAAAAGGAGGAGGCGTGATGAGAAAGCTAGGCGAACAGTGGGTCGAAGTAATCGGCGGACAGGAGCATATGCTGAAGGCGGTGGCACCTATTGAATTGTGCAAAGGATGTTGTTTTAACTGCAATCAAGGTGGTTGTTGCTGGAAGGGTTTTGACGACTGTCAGATGGGAAGTTTTTTTATCATCAAAGACCTTGGAATCCTCAATAGCGAAGGCTTGCTTCCATGTCCGTTCTGTGGGGAGTATCCAGAAATAAAATATGGTATCGATGGAGATGGGTGGCATTACGTAGAACTAAGTTGTTGTAAATATGTTGATAGGATGAGTGGATATTCAACTGATATGGAAGGTTTTTTCAGGGGGATGATTGAGCGTTGGAACAGGAGGGTGTGATGGAACATAGTGCAATAGATTGCCCAATACCTTCAATTGAAAATATAAAAACTTTGAGTAGAATGACAGGTTGCGGTTTGATGTACTGTAAAAAAGCATTGATGTATACTGAGTGCGATATGCAAAAAGCAGAAGCATTACTGCAAGATTTAACAGGTGGAGTAGTAATACGTCCTAATCCTTGGGATGAAGCTGAAAAGAAGTGGAAAGAAAAATATGAAGGAGCGGGTAAATGAAAACAGTTATATTCAGAAAGCATAGGGGGTCGTTGGTAGACTCCATGAACACGGCAATACTCGTATCATCGAAAGAAGATATAGCCATGGTATGTACAGACGAAACAACAGCCATCAATCCAGATTTGATTGAGATTGTGCCTTACATGGGATATGACCACCGTGTAGGATGGTATACTCATGTGGTGAGGTGTCCGGGTTATGGGGTATTGGGTTTCACTGATGGCGATATAACGGAGGTTGAGTGATGGAATTGTTCCCACACCAAGAAAGAATATTGGGGACACTGTCGGAACACGACAGTTTCGCCCTGTTTTGGTCGATGCGAGTGATGAAAACCCTTCCGATGGTGCTCCATATCACCAACCTCATCATGGCAGGTAAGGCCAAGGACGCCATTGTCATTGCACCCAAGTCAGCACTCGGTGCTTGGAAGCGTGACATCAACAAGATGAAAGGCAAGAGACGTGAAGCATGTGACAAGATTACCCTCATCAATTACGAGAAGGTATGGAGGCGTAAGGAGTACGACCGCCACTTCGACATCGTGGTCTTGGATGAGTCCCACAAGATTGCAAGGAGGCAGAGCAAGCAGAGCAAGTTCTGCATGAAGTACGCAACCCGCTCCAAATACCGCTATCTCCTTACAGGGACACCACTTGGTCAAGGTCGGCTTGAGGACTTGTGGTCTCAGATGGAGTTCATGTTCCCCGGCTTCTTCGGCCCTTATCGGGAGTTCGAGGCACGTTACTGTATCACCCGCCAGCTTCCCGGCACCTTCATCCGCATTGTTACAGGGTACAGGAACAAGGACGAATTACTTGCACGTGTCAAACCATACGTGTCCTCACTGACCCTCGATGATGTGGCTGACATGCCTACCGACCCACCGGATAACATGGTCATCTGCCCGAGACCCAACGTATTCATCCAGAGCGGGGTTCGCAAGGGTTATGTCAAGGAATACGACATGATTATCGACAACCCCGCTGTCAAGCTCATGAAGATGAGGCAGGTGGCAAGTGGTTTCATCATCGATGAACAGGGAGAGACCCATGTCATTGCCGACACCAAGCGGTTTGCCTTCGGTGAATTGCTCGATGAGATAGGTGATGAGAAGATTGTCATATTCTGTGAGTTCAAGCAGTCAATCCGCAGTGTGGTACAGGAGTTGAGGAAGCACGAGCTACCCCACGTGGTACTCGATGGAGACCAGCCCGACAAGGAGATATGGAAGTGGTTCCAAGAGCATGACCACATGCGGGCCATCGTTTGTCAGTACGCAACCGCCAATGCAGGCATCGACCTCTACACCGCACGGCATATGGTATTTTATGAACCATCCCTGTCCACCACGATGATGGAACAGGCTAGGGCCAGAATCAAGACAGCTGTGAATCCGAGGAAGTGCCAATACCACTGGATGATAGCACAGGATTCTGTGGAGTTGAAGATTTATCGGCAGTTGGAGAAACACAAGGACTTCACCGTGAACACCATGAGTGAGTGGTCTTGGGGAGACTATGATGAGGATGAGACATTATGATGGACAGATATTACCATATCGTTGATGACGACCGGATACCGGAGAGTTGGGTGTTGACAGTGAGAAAGTGTGAGTGTGGTCAGACACTGTATTACGACAGGAAGAAAGAGACGTGGCACTGTATGAAAGCAGGGTGTCCCTTGCACAAGAGTCACGAGAAGAAAAAGCAGATTCCGCAAAAAAAGCTCGACCGCATATTGGAGCTTGGTGAGGTGTTGACAATCAAGGAAATCAGTGGTAGGCTGAAACTATCAGAAAAAGATGTGTTCCGTGTGTTGCGTGAACATGACATCATGTAGGAGAAAGTATGGACTGGAGAGACGAAGTGTGGTTTTTTGACACCGAGGTGCTTCCTCACGATTGGTTGTTCTGTGCAACCAACAAGGAGAAGCGGGTGACAATCCACAATGACACAGCGATGCTGAGGGAGTTCTTGGAGACGGAGAGACCGTTCCTCTGTGGTTACAACTGCAAGCATTATGACAACTACATCATCAAGGCCATCCTCGCAGGAGGGACACCGGAGGACGTGAAAGCCGTCAATGATGCAATCATCGTGGATGGTATGCAGGGGTGGGAGATTGACATGGGATGGGTCAAGTTGCCTCAGTCGTTCGACCTCATGCTCGACCTTCCGACCCGCCCTTCACTCAAGATGATTGAGGGTAATCTCAAGATGGATATCCGTGAGTCCGAGGTAGACTTCAACACAGAGCATCCAACCAAGGAACAGTGGGAGGAGCTTGAGGAGTACTGTTGGCATGATGTGGAGGCCCTTATCCCGCTGTACGATGCTCGCCTTCCATATCTAGAGAACAAGGAGACCCTTGCTGAAATGAAGGGATTGAACGTGAAATCGGCACTTAATATGACGAATGCCAAACTCACCGCCCTGTTTTTGGGTGCCAAACTAGTTGAGAGGGATGACGAGAGGGAGTATGAAATGCCGTCTGAGATTAAGGTTGAAGATATTCCCCAAGAATTGTTGGATTTTTTTAGCAGGATGTCCGATGAAAATATATCGGACGATGAGTTGTTCAAGAGTGAAGTAAAAGTGAATTTGATGGAAGATTGTACAGTGACTTATGGTTGGGGTGGTTGCCACCAAGGTATTAGTAATTATGTGGAGGAGACAAGTGAAAAAGACTTTGACTAGAAATCCATCATATTCGGTGGACGAACAAGGGAACGTATACAATAAGAGAGGGAAATTACTCTCACCTAAAAAGAACTGGGATGGGTACGAAAGAATACAATTATGGTCGAATTGTCGTAATGAATTTGTAGGTATACACATATTAATAGCAGAAGCGTTTGTACCAAACCCAAATGGTTATCGTGTTGTAAATCATAAAAATGGGATTAAGAATGACAATAGGGCTGAAAACTTAGAATGGTGTACTCAGCAACAGAACATAAGACACGCTTGGGATACTGGGTTAGCCAGAGGGACGAAAACCATTCTCGATGAAGGGACAAAAAACGAGAAAGTGTTTACAACATTCACTGAGGCTTGGAGGTCTATAGGGCACACAAATCATAATACGATATATGGTAAATTTAGATTCTCTAAGAATGGGATTTTCAGTTTCAAAGGACATACTTTTCATGTATTCGGTGGGAAACATGGGGACACAAGATGCGAGTAATAAGAAACTATGATTGTACAAGTCTATACCCTTCCATCATGATTCAATACGGTTTTCTTAGCCGTAATTTGGAGAACAAAGACACATATGAAGAAGTGTACCACAAAAGAATACAAGCTAAAAAAGAAGGTGATTTACGAACTTCAAACGCATTAAAACTTTCGCTCAACACCGCATACGGGATATTGTTGAATAAATACAACGATATGTTCGACCCAAAGATGGGACGCAGTGTTTGTATAACAGGACAGTTGTTGTTGACCGATTTGATTATGCAATACATCAAGAAGTGTAAAACAGTAAAGATTATTTCTGTTAATACCGATGGTGTTATGTTGTCGATTGATGACAGTGAATTGCCTGTTATTTATGAGATAAACAGTGAATGGGAGGCCAGAACACGGATTGGGTTGGAAGAAGATAAGATTCAAAAAGTAGTAATGCGTGATGTAAACAATTATGTCATACGAATGTCAAATGGAAAAATAAAAGCGAAAGGAGGTGCGGTTGGTAATTACAATGGTGGCAGTTTCAAACAAAATTCTTTGCGAGTGGTTTCTAAAGCAATAGTCAAAAACTTATTGGACGATGTTCCGATTGAGGAAACCATAAACAACGAGCAAGACCCTTTCGCTTTTCAGATGATAACCAAGGCAGGAGGAACCTATGAGAAGGTTGTCCATGTCAATGGTTTCGGTGAGGTTGAGGTCAACCGGACGAACAGGGTCTACGCTGGAAAGGACGAGAGACTTGGGGCGGTCTACAAGATAAAGGCTGATGGGAGAAGGGATAAGATTGCGAATTGTCCTGCCCATGCGATTATTGATAATTCCGGTATTTTGGGTGTTGACAAGATTGATAAACAATGGTATATTGAACTTGCAACAAAGAGAAGAGACGAGTTCTTGGGTATCAAACCAAAGAGAAAGAAGAGGAGTAAAAAAGTGAAAACGGATGATTACGTGGAAGTAGAGGTCATCGAGGACGAACCCATTGAAATGGACGTCAAACCAAAGAAAGCACCTGCCAAGAAAGCAGTGAAGGAGAAGAAGGAAGAAGTGAAAGAAGAACCAAAGACATTCCAGCAGAAGTTGTTCCAGTTGGGAGAGGACGTGGCGCAACTCGCCAGTGAGTTCGTGAAGGATGGATATAATCCTAGTCAAGCGTATGAGTACGTTCGTGCCCAGCAGTACAAGACCGTCTTCCGCAAGGCATTGGCGAAGAACAGACTCCGCCACAAGATGGACGATGTGACCATCCAAATCAACAACCTTGAGAAGAGCGACAAGATGATACTCACACTGTACCATGCCATGCTCACCATCAAGGACGTGGACAGTGACGAGCAGGAGACCTACATGCTTTGGTCGCAAGGTGCGGACAATCTTGACAAGGGACTCAGCAAGGCCAAGACCCTCATGCTCAAGGATTTCATCAAGACCAACTATCTTGTGTCCGATGCAGAGGATGACCCCGAGGCTGACAAAGGCCCCAAGGTTAGCACCAAGCGCAAGTTCAGCTCTCCTTCCGAGAAGAAGGCTGATGTGGAGAAAGCTGTCAAAGACGACAATCCTGCAAGCAAAGAGGATACTACTCGTATCACGGAAGGCATCAAGAAAATTCGTGAGGCAAGCGGGGATGCTGAGTATGGCGAGAAAACCTTGGTTGAGGTAGGGAAAGGCATCACAGCAACTCGGGCTACGGTCATCCTTACCAAGCTCGAAATGAAAGCGGGGGAGTATAATGAACTGGAGATTTAATAAAGAGAGAACAAGAGTTATCTTGGATGAACCTCAGAAGCGTCCGTTGAAGATGACCGCGACCAGATTGCCTAGCGCACTTGGCTTGAACCCATGGAAGAGTCCGTTTGCAGTATGGTGTGAAATCTGTAGGGTGTACAAGGAACCCTTCACCGAGAACAAATACACCAAAGCCGGAAACGCCATTGAGCCTATCCTCATTGATTGGGCCAAGGAGCAGTTCGGCAATGGTGTCAAGAGTCCTGCTGAGTTCTACGGCAACATGTGGCCCGAGGTCAAGAGGCAGTATGACTTCTATAAGGGACAGAGCAAGGTGTTCGGTGGCATGTGGGACGCAAAGGTCGTCAACATCAACAACGAGACGGTTGCGGTCATAGAAATCAAGACCACAGGACGTGCGCAGGATTGGGGCGATGGTGTTCCCGATGAGAAATTGGTGCAGGCGTTGCAGTATGGGCATCTTGAGGGAGCAAAGAGAACCTTCGTAATCGGGGCTTTCCTTGATGAAGAAGATTACATGCACCCAAGCCGATTTGTCCCTGTTGACGGAAAGAACGTAAGGTTGTATACTTTCGATACAGAGACCGCAACGGTCATGTTCGATGGTGAGCCTACCACTATCTCTGAGTTGATGGCTTACGCTGAGCAGTGGTGGGAATCGTATGTGGAGACCGGAATCTCCCCCGAGATTGACCACAAGGCTGACGAGACCATCATCAAGGCACTCAAGACCGAGAAGCCGGACGAGGACGAGGATACTTCCCTTGGTTCGATGATTACGCTCTTGGATGCAAAAGAGGCTGAGCTTGCTTTTCTTCGTGAGAAGCATGGATTGGATACGTTGGAGACTGAAATCAAGGCCCTCAAGGACGCTCTCAAGCGGACACTCAGTGAGGGAATGGCTGAGGACTCCACGAAGGTTGAGGTAGGGAACTGGACTCTGACCAAGAGTGAGAGAAGTTCTGTGGATACATCCGCATTGAAGAAAGACGGACTGTATGAACAATATACGAAGAAGAGTGTAACCTATACGCTCAAGAAGAAAGGAGAAAAGTAATATGAACATTACCATCAAGAAAAGCGGTTATCAGTTGGTTCCAGAGGGCGAACAGATTCTCACAGTGACAAGCGTGAAGCTCCTGCCGAGTGGCAGACCTTCCCTTGTGGAGTTCATGTACAGCGCAGACAATGGCGCAACACTCAAAGAGCAGTTGAAGTTCGACCATCCTGTGGCTGTCGACATCCTCGGTAAGCGTTGCGATGTTGCCTTGGGTGGCACTGCCGAGGAAGGCACTGAGATTTCACCCGATGACTTGGAAGGGTTGTTCTTGGGCAAGAAGTTCAAGGCCATGATTAAGCACAACGAGGGCAAGAAGGGTGGTACGTTCGCCAACATCAAGTACCTCATTGAGTTGGTTGAGGACGAGGAAGTAGAGGAAGATGACGACCTCTAAGCTCGAAGGTGACTTGCAGAAAGAATGCCTCCGGTGGGTCAAGAGCCTGCCGGAGGTTTGGGTTTTGAAAGTAGTGGGTTCCGCCACACAAGCAAGCGGTGTGCCGGATATACTAATGTGTGTTAATGGGCACTTCGTTGCGGTCGAACTCAAGAGACCCGATGGCAAAGGCCGTGTAAGTGATATCCAGATAGCGCAAATAGAGCGTATTCGGCGTGCAGGAGGTACTGCGGTAGTCGTTGATTCATTTGAGAAATTCAAGGAGGTGGTGAATGATTGTCGATGAAACTGGTCAGATTTGGTTTGACTTTGGAGGTGATGAAGATGATTGAAATATTGACCGCTGTAGGCGGTGTGATTGTCCTTGTGGTGACGCTCTTTGTAAACCACTTACAGAAGAAGGTCAAAAAACAGCAGACCGAGATAAAGGTTCTCAAGGAAGAGAAGAACATCGAGGAAGCCAAGAGTGAGTCACTCGTGAAGAAGGTGGTGGTCGAGAAGGAAATCGACCAGAAGGAAGAGGAACAGAAAGACGAGATAAAGGAGGGTAAGGATGCAAAGGAAATCATTCACAGTATCAATGACCATATTGCTGATTTCAATACTCGTTAGCTGTACCACGCCAGTTACCACGGCTACCAACAAGGTGCTGTTTACTGACTTCGACCCACCCCCGACAAGACCTATCCTAGAGGAGATACCCGATGATGACCTCGTGGAAGCCATCAGACAGCTTGGTATCAACCAAGTGGATTTGACCACCACGATTGAGAAGTGGGAGCAACATCAAGATAGGGAGAACACCTATTACATCAAGACATACTTGGAATCCGAGTAAAAGAAAAGGCCCCAATCAAGGGGCTTTTTCTTTATAGTTTCTCCATCTTCTTTTGTATGATGTTTTTGATTATCGGTCTGATTGCTTTCATGTCCAAGTACTTCTGTACGATGAACATGATAATCCAATACAGCACCATTGCCACTGGTGTGCCGAGTAAGGTGAATCCAAAGTATAATACTGGTGACAATGCACCGGAGAACAGCAAGCCGAGGAGGGTCATCTTGACCTTCGTTGCTTTGTTGTTATATACCTTGAACTTGATAAGCTCCATGAGGGAGGCAACCACTGCGCTTCCTACACCCAACCATGCTATTGTGTTCCACATATGTTACTCCTTTGTATAATTCCAAATCATATGGTTTTCCTTGAATCTCATTGGATGCTTGCTCTTGAGGAACGTCCTCTTTTTCACATGCCTGTATCCAAACATGAATGGTGGTAAGCAAGACACCAAATCAATACGGTTTGAGTAGATAATTGAATTGCACCATCGCTCTTTTATTTTCTTATAATTCTTCCACCCTATGATTCTTGGAGAGCCATAGGTTATCAGCTTCAAATTTACCCTTCTGTCAGGGTAGTTGAACCACAAATCTTCCATACACAAAGTTGCTATCGCACCACCATACGAATGGCCGATAACAGTGATGGGCTTATTCACATTTTTTACAAGGTCGATGAAATGGTCGTTGATGAGTTTCCACGCCTTGAGAAATCCACGATGTACAGAGAAAGGAATCGGCATGTTCTTGTATGGCTTTTTTCTGAACGCAAAATTGTTCTTCCAGTCTGCTTTTGAATTTGAGCCATAGAAAGCTATGGCATATTCATTCTCTGTTTCGTAGATAAGGTATTGAGTATCATCACCTATCGTTTGCCATCCACTCATTGAAAAGAGGTCTGTGTAAGTCATAATGTAGGCCACTCCACGTTCCAAGGAAATCCCACTTGCTCTGGAATGTCTCTGAGTGCTTGCATATAGGTATCAAGGGCCACAATATCATCCGATGGTGTCAAGCCCTGTCTCACCTCAGAGTTGTATCGGGTGTATCGCCAATCCTCTTTATCGATAAGACTGTCTCGTTTTGCCCTCACTACATCAGCTTGCTCTCTATCCTTCTCCGCTTGCGTTTTACCGAGGAAGAGCTTTCCATCAATCATCCTTGCAAGTTGGTCTGCTTGTTGCCATTCCTGTTCGGTAATCTCACCCAAGAACTCGCCCTTCCCATACTCCTTGACGGTATGAGGGTCAATCCCATAGTTTGTTAAAAATAAATAAATCATGCAACACCTCCGAATAATGCTTCATAAAGAAAATCTGTTTTTCTTGGGTTTCCACCAAGTTTCTTCCAATAACCTCGCCAAGTCTTATATGCGTTTTCAACTTGGTCTTGTGGTATTTGATTCTTTTTGAACTTACGCATTTTTCTACACATTCGAATCATACCACTTTTATCTGGTTTCATTGTTATTCGGCCTGTGGACGAATCGATACGATATTTACACTTTAAGAAAGTGAACCCTCTTGATAGTTTGACAACTTGTGTCTTTTTAACATTCAGCTCAAGCCCGAATTCCCAGTATTTTCTTATCATATGGTCGAGAACGTCATTGGCTTCTTTCTTCGTACCAACAATACAGTAACTATCGTCCATATATCGTGCGTAATGCTTCAACCGAAGTGTTCTCTTCGCATAATCATCGATTTGATAGGGAAAGTATACAGATGCTATCTGTGAGGTTTGGGAACCGAGGCCTAGACCTTTTGAACCAAAAGCATCAATATATTGTTCTGTCAAGACCATTGAACGCTCATCGATGACGCCGTCAAGCATGTTGTACAACAAGTCATGCGAAATTGAATCAAAATACTTTTTACAGTCCATCAAAACAATATATCCCTCATTACCATATTCTCTAAAATGTCGTATCAGATGGACTTTTAATCTCTTGCGTGTAAAGAATGTGCCTTTTCCTTTTTGGCTTGCACCATTGTCGTATATCAATGGTTTTGTCAGTAAGGGTACAAGCGCGTTGTCACAAAGGGATTTCTGCACTACCCTTTCGGATATGTGTACAGACTTGATATGTCGTTGTTTTCCTCTTTCATTGATGTCAAATTCCTTGAATCCTTTTGTTACGATTTCACCTCTTTTCAGTTTACGTGAAGTATCGAGTATGTTGCGTAGAAGATGTTGTTCATATCTCTGAACCGAGTTCTTCCACGTAACGCCTTTTCTACATTTGTAATACGCTAGAAGAAGTGAGTAAGGGTCAGTGACGGTATCAAAGTCATGCGTATAGTCTGACTTGGCAATCTCTTGGCAACAGACGTCATGACTGTATTTCGGGTTTTCACCACAGGTTTCTATCTCCTTTTCCAACAAATGATTTTCACATGTATCATGCTGTACATTTGTTGAAGAATCGGGGACAACACCATTAGTATTGCTAGCATTGTTATTGTTAGAGTTACCTTGGTTGTTGGCATTACAAAAGTTGGTAGACGAATTTATAGATAGAAACCTTATCAATGTCACTGTCCCTTACTCCCAATTATCTTATTCGTGCTTTTCTTCCAGCGTCTTAAAAGTTTCAATTCGTGGTCTATTTCATCAGAGAACATGATAATTTGTTTTACCTTTTGTGGGTACAAGTCCACTAGATATTCAAGTTCTTGTTCGAGCGTTGATACATAACCTATCGCATCATTCTGTAATAGCCTACGTTTGGTTAGCTCTTCTTGTGTTGTCGGATATATCTCGTTTGCACGAGTTATGGCTTCCATCATCTGCCCCATGAGTTCCAATATTCTCGTTTGTAGATAATATTCCAACCCACGTGAATAGCAGAATTTGCTCTCATCACTGAACATTTGTTCCAACATCTTGGTGATGTCTCTACGTAAATCCCTTGCAGTTTTATAGAACTGCATGTTGGATATACTACGTTTTGACACAATGACACTCATATTTTCTCCTTTATGTCCCTCTTCCGAGGGACGGATTCACAGATACTCAGATAAGAAAAGCGGGGACAACACCAAGAGTTTTGCTAGCACGGTAATTGCCAGAGTTACCTTGGGTGTAGGCAAGACAAAAGTAGGTAGACGAATTTGCCGATGGTTCTGCTAACCACCAAGACGAGCGTGAATTATTGTTTCGTTTTATCTTTCTATTTGGGTTCAGAGCAAAGAGTGCAAATTGTGTTTGTGTACCTGTCCCATAATTTGTGTGAGAAAAACCAGTTGTACCAAAAATATTTACATTTGTCGGGAGGAAAATTTTCTCGCTTCCCACCCATGCCCAGTTTGCAACCGTACCGATGATTCTATCTACAGCTAATGGTTCAACAACCGTAGCCCCCCCACCATTGATAGCGGAAATTAATGCCGATTCAAATTGTTCGTGGAGCCAATGAAATAGCATACTACCGGGGTAATCTCCCGTTGTCGTATCCGTATCATTGAATTTAGCTGTTGTTGGGATGTCTTTGAACATCATGGTCACATGATGCTGGGAAGGTATAGCGGTATTACCCGCTTGATAATAATCGTCAAATCCTACAATCTCCACCCTCAGTCTATTATAATCATTATTGATAGTGCGTGCAGGATACACCAGCGGATTTACTGAATCTGCACTCATCGTTAAGGAGGGTAGGTCAATATAGTCTCCAAGTCTTAATTTTCTGAAACCGTCAAGATGGGTGTTGTATGAGCCGTTTTGATTGCAGTATGTACGCAATGCTTGGAACGTCTCGGCAACCGTAGCAGTCCCGAACACGTCCATCAAGTTCCTTGGAGCAAAGCCCATTGTTTCTGCCATGGTCAGATTCAGACCATCGTTCACTGCTTTCTGGTTTGGATAGTAAGTCTCGGAGTTCTCTGATAGGGTGGACTTCTTGTTGGAAAGATTCTCTTTCTCTGCGATGGTACTGAGCTGAGCGTACAGAGCATCAATCTCTGTGGTACGAGCACCCAGTGCTGTAATCTCGGTATTCAGTCCTGCCACGGTATTGACATTGGTGATATTATTCGCTACACTCGTCACATAGGCAACATTGTCAGCCACTATCTTGATGAGTGAGCTTGCACCCAGTCCAAGGTCTGTGGCTACGGCATTGACTGCACTGATGCTGGTGGCTACGGTGGTTATGTTGCTGTTGTTGCTTGCTACTGTGTTGATATTGGTGGAGTTGTTGTTTACGGCAGTAATGATGGCAAGCGCATCAGCCACGGCACCAATGTTGTCCACACCTATCAAATCAGCACTTACCGCTTGAAAGCCGGGGTCGTTAAGAATCTCATCCCTGTATCCTTGTACCTCATCACGCAACGCAGTAATCTCATCGAGTGTGGCAAGCAGTTGCCATTCCCCTTCCAAGTAAATGAGGAAGTACATGTCATTATACGAGAACACACCCATCCTAGTTTGTGGTGCAAGAAACACCCATGCTCCACTGGTGTACTCAGCGATGTAGTCATCGTATCCAACCCAATCCCCTGTTGCTGATGTACCTACGATATACCTATCACCTTCTGTGGGTGAGACAGGCGGGGTTGAGGTCATGGTAAGGACTTCCTGTTGCCAGTCTACACCAAGGACTATTTCACCGAGCAGTTTTTCCTTGATACGAGCAGTAGTGACTTTCTTCATTTCTCCACTCTGCTCCATACCCATGAACTCACCGTGGGTCTCGGTGTCGAAGTAAATATCCGTTACTTCCTTGGTATTCTCGCTGTATTTGTATCGAGCCATACAAAGTCTCCGTTTGTGTTATTATAGACGAAATTGACGGAAATGTCAATTATACTATGGTACTATTTTAAGAGTGCCCCCGTCACGCCATATTCTTCCACTCTCTGATGGTGCTGATGTTGGTAAATTTTTTATGAACAACCTTTCTTGCGTTGAGTCCCATACAGTAATGCCCGTTATTGAATATGGGAAACTTCTTGCACTCCCAATACCATTAAAAGCACTTTCTACTGGTTTGGTTGGTGTTCCGTAGCTAGAGCTACCTGTGGCTATATAGAAATTACTCCAGCCCGTCAAATCTGTAATACCTTCTGGAGGGGTAGGGTATGGCGGGTAATTTACAGGCTCTGCGCCAACCCACCTATTTGTTATCCCTTTTATTTTTCTCAACACATATGTCATTGTTGAACCATTGCCCATTGTGAATATAATTGAACATGTACATATTATAGCACTCGTGCCATTGTAGATACGTTCACCACCAGCCGTATACCCTCCTATTTCTAGTATCCTGTGAGGGGTAACTATGATATTTTCATATAGTACGCTTTGTGTCGCAATACTGTTTATTGTTGCATCAATTTTTAATGACGTATTTGGTCCGATAAATTCAATCAACATTGAAATGAGTTGCTCTAGAGTTGTTACATCCGATTGTGGATACCCAGTGTCACCACCTAGGATGGTTTGCAATGTAATGGTATCTAATTGCCCTTTGATAGTGCCGGAATCAGCATTGATATTTCCACTAAACACCCCATCCACCGCCTCGATGGTTCCGTCTGATTTAATCACTGTCTTGTCGTTTGGTGTATGTATATTTCCGTCAGCAGGGTCATACCAAAAGTGTGCTCCGAAATAAATCTTACCTGTCAGTGGTTCGACCTTGAAGAGTTTGTTGGCACCATACGTCACGTCCACACCATCGCTCTCATTAATCTTTGCCAAGAAATTACCACTCTGTACTCTCAATCTCTTGGTCACAATCAAGTCAGCATAAATCTCGGAGGCATAGATGGTTTTTCCACTGTCCTCTGCAAGCTGGAGAGCGTCCTTATAGGTCATGGCAAGAGCATCGGATTCCTCAGTGGCTACCCACGCTTCACCGTTATACACGTGTGCTTCACCGTAAACCTCGGCAGTCCCATCAGTGGTATTATCCATGAGCACCACATCACCCACAACAGGGGAAGGAACATCGATGTTGGCAGGAGTAGTGGCAACCACTGCACCTCGGTATCCGGCAGTCTCGCTCTTCTGCAACTGAATCTTGCTGATTTGAGTGATTGCTCCCTTCATCCCATTGACCACACAGCGGAACTTGACACTTGAGTCATTGTTGTAATACGAGCTGTTGTAGGCCACAGTCAGCGTGTTGGAGGTAGCACCTGCGATATTCAACCAAGAACCATTGCTTACGGTGAAGTAGCTCCACTGATAGGTGGGAGTAGGGAAGGTCGTGTCACAGAGCAGGTTGAAACTCGTGATACTCGGTTCATCCTCCACACCGAGCGGGTAGATGAAGTTGCCACTACCCTTGATTTGCACCTTTTCGGGTGTGTTTCCCCCCAACTGATAGCGGACGGAGAGACTGCCACTCAGTGTACCATCAAACTCAAGCTCGGTACCCACGACAACGGCTTCCACGTCACCTCCGAACTCAGTACCGAGTGTGATGGTATCGAGTATGTCAAGGGCAGGTTCCCCACGATAAGGAATATCTGCTGTGTTGCGGTACTTGATGAAGTGGTCGTAGACTATCCCACTCAGTGTCTCACCCTCGGCAGTAGTTACGATGAACGGGTTCTCCACGGTCATGGTCTCCCCACCACCATTGAGGTCTGTCTCCACAGGGTCTCCGTACTCACTGTTCAGCGTGATGACCACCTTCTTCGGCATCTGCTCCTTGCGGTGCTCTGGTTCCTCTCCCTGCTGTGAAAGAGGGAGACTGTAGACCGCACTGACGCCTCGCTTGTCGTTGTCGAGGTGGATGTAACCGCCCCTGTCGATGTACATCTGCACACCACAAGCGTGGGCTATGGTCTGCAAGTGCTCCTTGGCAGAAATAGACTCGTCCTCTGTCTCACTGAGGGTGATGGCGGTGTTGAACGCATCGAGTTCCGGCCCTGTGATAATCTTCGGGTCTCCGTCCTCTTCCTTGGGATAATCGGTGAGACTCAACACGTCCTTGGCGACCTGCGCAAGGGTGCGGTTCCCATAGGCATACAGGATATGCTCGTCCAAGAAGGAGAGGTAGTCCTTCGCACTGATGGTGGCGGTTGTCTTGCTGTAGGAGATTTCTCCGGAGGTGAACACCTCACCACCCGGTATCCATTCGGTGGCATAACCTTCCATGAATCCGTAAGGGACGTTCTCCTCCATGCCGTAGTCATGTTCCTCACCATCTGTGTAACCATAGTATTGCAGGTTGGGAATATCATAGCCGAACTCATAGGTCACAGGCACACCCTTGATGATAAGGTCATGGAGACCGGATATGTCGTTGGGATTGAAGGAACCATCAAGGTTGACCAGTTCCATTTCCAGCTCAACGGCAGGAAGCTCACCTGCGATGAGGTGTGCGGTTTTCTTCTCAGTCACCTTCACGATGTCTGCGTTGGTGTATACAATGTCTCCTGTGGGATAATGGAACGTCAGCCTCATCCTTGACGGCCTACGAACCATTTCCCCCATGCCCTCTAGATATATGCTACTTACTGTTTGCATCAGTATAACTCCTCTGCCCCTGTGTCGATGAAATTCACGGTACAATCAAGCCACGACATGACTTCCTTGGTCGTCTGGTTCAGTCTGAACGGCGTGGCAGTCCTATCACCGGGGTAGAACTGCCTACACTTGAAAGTACCTGCTTGCATATCGAAGTACTTAATCCACACATAGAAGTTCTCGCTTCCGGTGAGAATCTTGCTGAGAATAGCCGACCACTGTGAGGCGGTCAAATATTTCCAACTCACCTCAATCTTCACCAAGTCCCTGTCGAGCACCCGCTGTGCATAGACCACACCATCGGAGGAACGTCCGCTGTTCACCATCGTGCTTGCCGTCTGCTTTGCACTCGAGTATGAGGGTGCGGGCAAGAGCAATGCGTTTGCATTGTTCTCTGCGTCACTCTTGTCTTTGTACATTGTCAGAAATGTAGCCATCAATAACCTCCTGTTCCAAAGGCAAGTCCACGCTTCTTGCTTGCCAAGTCCATTGCCTCGGACATTCTCCGTCCGTCAACCCTAAGGGAGACACGCTGTCCACCCTGTTCGCTCATGGCCTGCGACACGGCACGGTATACACCATCCGATACAGCGGTTACAATCTGGTCGTTGTTGGCAACTGCGGTGCTTCCACCGATGTTACCCACCAACTCAGCCCCTGCCTCACGAGCGATGAACATCTGTCCTTGGTTGGGGAAGCCACCCTCTGCGAACTTAGGCATCATGCCCGAGAAATCAGCTTGTCCTATCTTTCCAATATCCCACCGACTACCGGGAATAATCTGGTTGACTGATGCTATGATGGCATTGATACCACCAATGAGTAAGTTGGCAATACCTTCAAGGATTGCTACGCCAATAGCCACTCCGAGTTTCAAGAACAAAGGAAGATTTTCAACGAACACTTCAATGAGCGTCATTACGATAGTCGGAATGGCGTCCACGAGTGCGAAGATGATGTCCGGCAGTGCCTGTACTATCGAAGCTACAACACTTACCAAAGACTCGATTATCATATTGAGACTGTCTTTGTTTGTGAGCACACCAACAATGGTTTCGATTACCTTCGGGATAGCTTCGATGATAGCTGGCATTGCTTCAACCATACCTACAAGAAGATTCTCCAAGAAATCAACTCCAGCTTCAATCATGAGAGGTGCAGACTCCAAGAACTTCCCGACAGTACCATCAGCTATATGTTGTGCGAGTGCAAAAATCTGTCCAGCAGGGCCTTCTCCTAGTATTGAGCCAATAACACTACCCATAGCTTCTTGCTGTTGAGTAGTAGTGGTACCATCGGAAGGTGCCTTTGCTGGATTGAAAAGTTGTTGTATTTGTTTACTACCTGCAAACTTCTCAAAAGAATCGAGCAAGAAACTCACAGCACCTTCTCCCACCTTCTTGAAAGCACGATACGTCTTGCTGAGTACTCCGTCACCTTCCTCGAGGTGCTCCTTGAGGTTCTCAAAGGCGTCACTGACACCCTTGACGAGCTTTGTGTTCATGAAGGCTTGCCCGAATCCAGCTAGACCACTTGGGAGTCCTGTTGCCACCTCAGTGCCGACCTTGAATCCCTTGCTCGCCCATTTACCGATGAACTTGGCCCCTTCTTTCATTTGGTCAAGCACAGGAATTTCACCAAGCCATTGCAAGCCGTCCCAAATCTTCTCACCGACCAGCACAAGACCTTCTCCGATGTCAGAGTTCATCTGGTCCATTGCTGTGGTAAGGTTTGCTATCGACTCTCCTCTGTATTTATTATCGTCAGTATATCCAGCAGATGCCATCCGTTCCTTGGATGTCCAACTTGGGACTTGTGTAGGTTGTACCTGTGCTCGTTCAAATATATTCCAACTTGGGACTTGCGGAGCTTGTACCTGTGCTCGTTCAAATGTATTCCACTTCGGAACGTTCACACCATCAGCGTAGAGAGAGATTCCCCTATCCTTGAGTTGCTGTTCGTTCATGACGACAGTCTCGCCGTTGTGCTCGGTGACAAGCTCGGGGCCTTTCTCTCCGGCTACGAAGAGATTGCCCTTCTCTGGTACACCTCCATTAGCATATCCACTAGGAGTATTTCTTGATAATTTTGCTTCATGTGGCTTTAGTGTGTCTCTTATTGCGGTACCTAAGTCAATCAAAGCACCTACGAGGTCAAACATGCCAAGGACTTTACCTATTCCGGTCTCTTTGAAATTTTCCTCTACCACAGTCGTTTTATCTGATAGCCATTGAAGAGACCTACCCAATGCGTTTGGGTCTTCCTTTGGACCAAATATTTTATCTGTGCCTGCTTCTATAAGGTTTCTCCAACCAGCACCCAAATCCAAATCGAGCAATGCTACAATATTAAAGACAATCGCCCCATTTTTTACTGAGCCAGTCAAAGCCGCGGCACCTAACCCAGCAATTATTGCGTTTTTTAGAGTCTTACCTAACTCATCAAACGAATCTTGTTCTATGGCATCCGCAATATCAAAACCTATCTTGATTGCTCCCATGGCAGTAAATAATGCCAACAATCCGGTTGGCCCAGCTATCATGCCTCCGATGGTTAGTATATGAGCCAAACCCATAATTAAATTGGATGCAAATTTGATGGTTTTCCAAACTATAAATGCTTTTGTCAAGAAAGCAACTGCCTTGGCCAGCTCACCACCAGTTCCTTCACTCAAATTCTTAAACCAATCTGGGGCAATCAATTCGAACACCGGTTTCAGTGCGTCATTATAGAGTTCCTTGAAGTACTTTACAATATCGGTTGCACCATTGGCAATTCCAGTAACAATTTCGTTCATTATACGGAGACCTTCCATCCTGTCCCCGTCCGGCCCTTCACCACCGAATACCTCATCCCAAAGACCCTTTACCGCAGTCTTGGTGGTCTCGAACACCTTTCCTATCTCGGTAAACAAGGTCTTCCACTTCAAGATGATATCATCAAAAATGCCCTTACTGGCTTCCATGTTGTTGTTATAATCATCGATACCGAGGTCAATCTGGCTCTTTACATCATCGGCGGTAGGGAACAAGTCCTCTATGCTCATTCCACTGAAACCGCTCTCATCGTCACTGAGTACATTCAGCTCATCGATTCCGGTCATGGTGGAGGCACTGTCTCGGGTGTACTTGAGTATCTTGGCCCAGTTCTTCTGTGTCTTGTCGGTGGATTTCTCGATGTCATTGCTTTCGTCCGCCACGGTTTTCATGAATCCGCCGAGGTCGTCACGAATCTCTGGAGCATCGTATCCCAATGTCTTAGCCATTTGACGTGCAAGGTCAGCAAGGGCCATGGTAAGACCAATTACCTGCGGAATGAGCGTTTTGATAATGGGGATGGCAACGTTGCCTAGTTCACGCATAAGCACGTGGAACTGTTCTCTAAGTATTCTCAGCAAGTTTTCTGGTTGTTCCAAGGTTCGTGCCAAGTCACCCTGTGCATTCTTGG